GGCGGCTTTACCCTCCCAAAAATACGGCTAAAAATACTCATTCTTCCGTTTCCACCTCTTCCACGTTCCATTTTCCTTCATTGCCGCCGTTTTTGCTCATTTCCTCTTGGAAAACCTCTCGCATACGCGCTTGAATTTTGTCCCTCATGCGCACATCTGCAAGGGTTTTCCACGGGCGGGCTGGAAGTCGTGAAGTCCCAATTTCATATACATAGCCTTTTAGCGCATTCGGAACGCCGTGGCGGTCATAGCCTGTCGGGCGGATCGTGATATACTTTCCGCTATCGCCCTTCTTGATCTTTGACGCTTTAATAGACTTGATAAGATCGCCCGTGTCCCGTATCTCGTATTCCTTCAAAGCGGCCTGCATTTCCTCGCGGGCTATCTTCGCGCCCGCGTGTAGCATATGATTAACTGTTCCGCTGACTTTCGCGCCCCTTGCTTGAAGCTGATATTGAATGCTGTCCAGCCCCGTAAACGTGAACTTTGCCATTTTGCGCCCTCCTTTCCTCCTGCTCCTGTTCGCTGCGCCGTTCCTGCTCGCAATCGCAACGTTCCGAAGGATCAAGGGCGCAACCGCAATGCGGGCATACTCTGAAATACATTTCTGCTTTCTCCTTTCCGTCTGCTTTTTCTCCCACCCCTCCGCCCCTCCCGCTGGGAGGGGGACAGGCTCAAAGGAATTGAACACGCCTGCGGGCGGGCTGCTGTCTGCGTGTCTATGTGCTTCCTCTGATGATTTTTTGTTATCCCCGCCGCCGTCCTGCTTCTATCACTCCGGCAACTCACCGTAAAGAGGCTTTCGCGGCATATCCTCGCGCCGCGTTGCGCCGCTCCGGTATTCCACGATCCTCTTGACGGCTCGCCGCCTTCGTGATCTATCTAAAGCAGGCGACGGGGAATTAAACAAAAAATCATCTTCAAAGAAAGTGTTGGTTATCGAACCTTACTTATTTACAAGGCCTTCAAAGCTGATCCGCGATCAGCATTTTAGAGGCCGTTTCCGGTTATTCGGTGGCGGTGCTTCCGCCGCGTCCTCGTTACGAACGTACTTGAAGCACATATAGCCGTAACGGTTCGTTTTTGCTTCTACAAGCCTGTAACCCTTCGGCGCTCGCGGCGGCTTGCTCTCGGAATACTCCCGCTTTGCTTCCGTCGCCGCTTCCTTCTCCGGCTGGCACAAATTCCGCGTGCCCTTGTAATGGTGGCGCGTCCCTCTCTCCGGTGTCCAATGGTCGAAAAGGTAATTTGCAAGGCCTGTATAATCCCGCCCGTGATCCACTCCGTTGTAGTAGTTGTGTTCCCGCAAGTGTTCAATACGAATGATCGTTCCGCCGTCCCACTTCTCCCGTATCTGCTCTTCGGTCAGCCCGTTAGATACCATGTGAAAGTGAATGCGGCTCGTTGTCTTGCCTCTGCCGGGGTAAAGCGCTATTTGCGCGTCCGGATTTAACCGCCGCAACCGCCGCCAAAACGGATTTATGATCCCGTCCGCCTCGGCGAAGGTATGTACTTCGTGTTCGTTGTCCAGCGTGATCGTGGTATAGAGGGAAGCGGGGGAAAACGTCGCGTTGAACATTCGCGCATGATTTCGACGGGCTAACCGCTGCTTGAAGTCCTCGTATTCCTCCGCGCTGCTGAACCGTGGGCGCGGCTCTGCCTTCTTTACGTCCTTTGTCCGATCCGGCAAGGTGTACACCTCCTGTTCACATACGCTACCCGCGAAAATCCTTCTTTTTGCTCGCATTTTTGGCCTCCTGCCTTGACAAAAGGCCGTACAACTGCTATAATTTATTTGTAGTGAATAGCTGTTGTACAGCCCTAACGTTCATCGGTTGCCGCCGATGGGCGTTATTTTTTTGTCCTCTTTTTTCATAATGCTACTGCCTCCAGCAATTCCGCTATGTATGGATCGCGGCGGCGCTCCGGCGAAAGCGTCCGGACGGCCTCGCGGCATTCCTCGCGCAACTCGTAACGATCTTCAAGGCGATAGGAAGAAGCCGGATCATGAAGGGGAAAATATGCTTCATAGCTCACAAGATCGGCTTTCCGGCATTTCTCACCGTAATATCTGCGTAGTCGAAGAAACTTCTTTTTGACCGCTCCGCAAGCTATCGCGTCAAAGCAAACGCCCGCCGCGATCCCTCTTTCTAACGCTTCTTCCGCAACTTCAACAACGGTTTCATATGCGATCGCTATAACGTCGTCCATTTCGCACCATACGTCTTTGCATTGAAGAACGCCGCACATTTTCAGCGCCGTATATTTTGCAGGCTCTAACGCTTTCAATATTGCGCCGTCCCGCTCCGCTCTTGTTGAAAAAGGCTTAACGCGCGGTTTATGCTCTGCCGCCGCCTCCGCATAGTGCTTGAAAAGCTGTTCCGGCGTAACCTCCAGCGCGTCCGCGATCATCTGCGCCGTTGTGTCCGTTACGCTCTTCATCTGCTGTTTCGGTACAATGCCGCCCGCCGCCCATGTTTCATATGCTGTTATCGAATAACGGCTTACGCCGGAAAGCTCCGCCAGCTTCGTAACAGTCCAGCCGCGCCGCCTGCGCTCCTGCTCAATCGTGTTCGGGAAACTCTGACATTTGAAGTTATATTTTCTGCTTCCTGTCATACCGCGCCGCCCTCCAACGAAAGAACCTTGCAAATGATATGCGCCTTGAATGCCTTGCCCTTGTATGCGTCAAGGTATGTCGCATAATTCGCCCGTGCGATCTCCGTAATGATCCCGCACGGCAACGGAATGGCGGCAAAGTCTAACGCAAATTCGTAATAATCCAGCTTCCGGCGGTTCTGCTCCCGATCCTCTGCGCCCATTTGGAAACTCTCTTCTTCCATGCTCCGGTATTCCTTCTCAATCGCGGCTATCTGTATCGGGCTTGATCCCCATACCTCCGTTTCGTAACCCTCATACGGGGAACAACCGCCGCCGCGTTTCTTTTTCCTCTTGCTCATTGTTTACGCTCCTTTCGCCTCCGACGGCCTGCCGTATGAAGTTTCTTTCGGTAAGCAGCCGTATTTCTTCTTGTGCCATGCCTCGAACTTCGCTTGATTGTCCGGATCGTCGAAGAAACTTCCGATCGCTTCAAACAAGCCCCGACAATGCGCCGCCATGACGGGCGCGGGCATTGTGTCAAGCTGTACCGTTATCCCGCTCATGTGTTAGGCCTCCTTTATTTGTTGTGCGCACACAACATAGTTGCTAAAAAAAATATTGTCGATCGGCTCTTGAAGAGCGCGGGCAATTTGAAACATGACAACGTTTGAAATTCTTGTTTGCTTCCCGCTCTCAATCGCCGAAAGATACGGCCTGCAAATGTTAGCCCGCTCCGCAAGCTGCGCTTGTGTCATTCCTCTTTTCTTGCGGTACTCTTTTACCTTGTTTAACACGCCGTCCACCTCCTATATGTAAAGCATACACAACAAAACCCATTTTGTCAAGCGTACACAACAAAATTATTTTGTAAATTTTCTGTGCTTGTCTTGATTTATTGTAGTGTGTAGTTTACAATATGATAAAAGGCGGTGTTGTGTATGGATAACAATGCATTAGGTAAGGCAATACGGAAAGCGCGTGGTGATCTTTCGCTTCGTGATTACGCTAAAAAAATCGGAATAAGTCATACGCATTTGGACAGTATCGAAAAAGGCTATGATCCGCGCACGGGTAAGCCCGTGACAATTAGCCTTGATACGTTTGTCAAGCTGTCTGACGCTACCGGAATACCGCTTGAAGAATTGCTTTTCATGTTAAAGTACAACCTTAACGACCTTGAAGCGATCGAAGAAAAACCCGCCACAAGTAGAACGCCAATAGAAAGTATGCTTTTAAGATATTTTTCAAATGACGCTTCGCAATTTGGAAAACATCTGCAAGCTAAAATCCAAGAGCAAGTGAACAGCGAAAGCAATTCTTCTCTTTTACTTGAACAGATGAACGAATTGTTTAACAATGTTTCCAAATTGTCCGAAACTGAACAAAAGGCTTTTTATACCGGACTTGTAAAAGGGATAGAGCGTTGGGAAAATGAACAAAAGGGGGAATAATAATGCCGGAAGCATTAAACGCGGTCATATACGCCCGCTATTCCTCCGATCGTCAGACAGAACAAAGCATAGAAGGACAATTACGGGAATGTTACGCATTTGCGAAAGCGAATGATATAGCCGTAATTGATACCTATATCGACCGCGCTATCAGCGGCAAGACGGACAACCGCCCCGCCTTTCAAAAGATGATAGAGGACAGCGCAAAGCGTCAGTTTCAAGCCGTCATTGTGTACCGCCTCGACCGCTTCACCCGCAACCGCTACGACAGCGCAATTTATAAAGCCCGTTTGAAGAAAAACGGCGTGAAGGTTCTTTCCGCTATGGAGAACTTGAACGGATCGCCGGAAAGTATCATCATGGAAAGCCTGCTTGAAGGCATGGCGGAATATTACAGCGTTGAATTGTCGCAGAAGATCACGCGCGGCATGAGAGAAAACGCCTTAAAGGGTAAGGCGCTGGGCGGTCAGCGCGTATTAGGGTACAAGGTCAATTCCGATTGCTATTTTGAGATTGACGAAACAACCGCGCCCGTTGTCGTTGATATTTTCAAGCTGTACAGCAGCGGCAAGACGGTAAAAGAAATATGCGACATTCTCAACGCTCGCGGCGTGAAAACGGCTCGCGGCGGCGCGTTCAATAAAAATAGCCTGCATACTATCTTGACGAACAAGAAGTACATAGGCATTTACAAAACAAAGTATGGGGAGATCGTTGGCGGCATTCCGGCGATCATCGACAAAGAATTATTTGAAATGGTGGCGTTGCGTATGGAGCAAAACAAAAAAGCCCCCGCAAGAGCGAAGGCAGAAATAAACTATTTGCTTTCAACAAAGCTGTTTTGCGGTAAATGCCGCTCCGCTATGGTGGGAGAAAGCGGCACAAGCAAGACGGGCAAGAAGTATTATTACTATGCCTGCGTCAAGAAGAAGCGTGAAAAGGCCTGCGACAAAAGCAACGTGAAAAAAGACTGGATCGAAGATTTAGTGATCCAGCGTACCGTTACGGACATTCTGAAAGACGATGTTATAGATAAGATCGCGGATCGGCTTGTTGAATTGCAGAAGGCGGAAGCCGCCGAAAGCGGGACAATGCTTTATTTGGAAAACTCCCTTGCTGAAATTCAAGTTTCTATCAAAAACATTATGACCGCGATTGAAAAGGGGATCATAACCGAAAGCACGAAAACCCGCTTGACCGAATTAGAGGACGAAAAGCGCAACGTTGAAATAGAGATCGCAAAAGAAAGCATTGCGCGGCGGATCATCAGCAGGGAACAAATTATTTATTGGATTTCCAGTTTTAAGGACGGCGACATAACAAGCGAAAAATACCGCCAGCAGCTTATTGATACCTTTGTTCACGCCGTTTTCGTCTATGATGATAAGATTGTCATAACCTACAATTACAGCGGCGAAAACAATACCGCTACTATTTCGGATTTGGACTTATCAAGTCCACCATTTTAATCGCTGGTCGAACACCTGAATGCGAGATCATTGTCTTGCGTTATGGTTTCTGGCTGGCACTCGATTTGACCGTTCAGGTTTGACCTGGGCGGTCTTTTCGTTTAGGGCGGCCGAGACTCCTCAGCAATGCTCTTCCAGTCGATTCTCTTTCCGCAATCAGGGCAGAATGAGAAACGGGTCAAATCCGTGCTGCGCCGTCGATCGGCATACTGCTTGAGCGTGAACACCTTTACATAAAGGTCCAGGCAGTTACGGAATGCTGGGTCGTCCCGCAAACTGCGGTTATATTCCTTCTGGTCTTCAATGTGATTCTTGAGCTCGTCCAAGGTCACGAGCGAGGAATACTCGGACCGATGAAGGACTCCGATATAGCAGTCTATAAGTCATTCCTCCTTAAACTATCCTACGGGGCTCCTGGGTGGCCCGTATCGCGTTTTAGACCTGTGGCCCTGGTGTTTATACTCCCAGATTTTGGACGCGATACGGACGACCTGAGTGCTTAAGTAACGCCAACAGCATTTGCAAATTCTAATGACATAACTGCGTAGATTTTCGTATAGTCGCTGTTATCCGTAATAATCACTTCATGCTGTTGTGTGATATGTAAGGAGTACACCTCACCTGTGAGCAATATGCCTTGCTTACGTGTTTCGTCAGTAAGCGCGCGCCGTATCGAAAGTTCTTGCACTTCGACAGCCTCCTTTCTTCTGGCGCAGGGTCTCAGCCCTGCGCCTTAGCGTTTTCAACTTTGTCGGTGATAATATCGAAGCACTGAACGAGGTAGTCGGTGACTTTTTCCCACACGCGGTAGTTCGTAGTCATTTTTGCGACCTGATCAAAAATGTCCATGCTGTAAGTGCAGGCCTGAATCTTATTGAGCATCTTCTCAGTAAGGACGACATACGGAACGAACTCGTTGCCGTAGCAGTCGGTCATAAACTCTTTCTTGCTGGACTGCATGAGCGCGATGCAAGTGATATTCTCGTTCCCTTTGAAATGACCAATCGCAGCGTAGACGTTCATGTTGTTACCTCCATAATTGTTGTGGTTTATTGCTCTCAACAATTATGATTTTACCGTGTTTAGTAAGTTTCGTATGCCGACGAACTGCTCGAGGTTTTACTGATTTCGCTAAGCACTTCTGACAGGCACTTATTTCGTGCCAGGCAGGCGAATGAGCTCGCTCTTAGCCTTGGCGCCATTGCGGCCGGCCATTTCGATGGTGTAACCTGCGACGCTGCGATAGACGCGGATATTATTGCGGGTCGCGTTGGTGAAGCCCTTGCGCTGTTTCAGCGAGCGAATAAGCGTCGCAGAGGGCTGGAGCTCGGTGCGGGTATTGCGATCAGATGCAAGGTATCTTGCGATGACCTTATCGCAAGCGACCTGCTTTTCTTCGAGGGATTCGGTAAAGGCCTGACCACGACCGTAGCGAGACAGGT